TTGATATTCTCTGCCAGACAATTTCTTGATATTTTCATTTATAGACATTTCTTGTTCATCAGGAACTTGAACTGGTACCACAGGTGCGTCATCTACCACAGGGTTTTCTTTAACATCACCTGTTAAAAATAATGATAAAGGTTTAACTTCAAATGTAGTTGGTTTTTCAAATTTAATTGAAACCAATTTATTAAACACAGGTAACATACAATTTTGGAATGGTTGAATAACCATTTTTCTAAAATATTCACTATGTTCTGTAATCTCATTTGAACTACCTAATTTACCCGCAGTTGCAATACCAAATAATTCAGCACTACTTACTCTATGAGCGGATAAAATTGAACGAGTAATATCATCATTCATAGTTTGATAATAACTGTCATTATCATTACGAGGTATTTGAATAATTTCAGGTGCTGTATCTTTACTTTCGTTGAAAGATATAATTGCTTGACCTGCATTATCTGTACCTGCGTATTGTTCTTCTAATGCTCTTGTTAATACTCTTTGTTCCTCTTCACCTGGTATTCCTCCATTCATATTGATAAATAAACTTGGAACCATTCCTGAACGTAAATTGTTCATATGGAAGTTTTTTGTTTCAATATCAATTTCTATTGCTCTTTGTCCCGCTGACCAATCAGGAACAGGATAATAACTCATAGATGGAACATATGTCTTATAATAGTAAATTTGTGTATCACCTTTTTCATCCATATTGAATGCAGGATATTCTTGTGGTGGATATTTTCTTGTATCTTTCCAATGAGGAGAATAGAAATAACTTTCAATCTTATCTTCATCATTTAATTTACCACTACGTACTCTACTAAAGTCTAAATGATAAATCTCAGCAATACCCTTACCATCTCTTGTTTTGATAATCTGTAAACTAAATCCACCAAACATCATAAAATCCAATGCACATTTTCTCATTACATCAGATACATTCTCACTTGGATTAACTAAATTTACTGTAGCCATTGGATTGTTTAATGATACAATACCATCACCCATAATCTGATTTACCTTTGAAGTAATCACCGCCTTATGGATTGCACAGTTGTCATATAACTCAATAAAGTATTGAGGTAGGAGATTCGTATCTCCATAATATACCCATGGGTATCTTTGTAAAACTTCAGAAAAAACAGGAACCGATGCTCGGTCAAAGTTTATTCTCTTTAAGTCGTATTTTTTTATTTCACTCATAATTAATCTTGTATATAAATATAGTTATGGTTATCCTCATTTGGTGAGATATATTGTGTAAATCCTGAACCAGCTTCTGTACCTTCTAAAATAGATATACCTGTATAAACCAATTCATTATCAGGTTGACCATATATGTTTAAGATATATTCACCCAAATAATTTAAGTCACTAACATTTAATTGTAATAATATTTCACAATAACGAATGTTTTGGAAATACACTGCAGGATCACTAATATTAATTGAATAGGTTTTTACTTCCTTACTCATAATATGTGTAAATTCTAACGTATAACCAGTAAAGGTATTACGACTATTATTGTTGATATTCAACACTAATGAATTTTCTTGACCCTTGTTTAAATAAATCATATTCTTATCCTATATAAGTAAATATAAAAAAAACCATTTTGAATTGGTATAGCATAAAAAAAAGGGTCCTTAGACCCTCTTTCTATTAGAATTAGAGATATAGAAAATTCGGTCCTCAGACCTACCATTTATGCAACTCCAAATCCACCTGCTGCGAAGATAGTTGGTAATGCACCACTAACAACATTTGCAGGATCCGATTCTTGACCTGTGAAGATCAATTCAAATCCGTTTCTGTCACCAAACGCAGTACCAGTAGCAGCAGAACCACCACTTAAATACAATCCGTTTACTTGACCTAAATAATAGGCTACATCGTTCTGATCAACAGCTACTATTTGAATTTTATCGTTTTGACCTAATACCAATAATTGGTTTCTCTTGTCTTGATCGTACTTGTATAGGATTGCAGTTAAAACTTGTTCCCAAAAGATAGTACCGTTCTCAAAGTTCTTAGTTGTATTTTGAGATAAAGAAGAAGTATTTCTCTTTAATTCAAAATTGTACCAAGCACCTGTACCTGTAATACCTGTGATAGGACCAGTTGTACCTGTGATACCAACTGAAGATACAGAAGGTAATGTTGAACCTGTTTGTCCTAATACCCAAATACTTTTAATACCACCTATTCCATCAGAACAACCTAAGTCAACTCCTGAAGATATATAACAACTCATGTGTGTATAATTTATTTTTTTTATTTATGTTAAAGGGGACTTTCACCCCTTTTGTTTTTATATTTTTAACTTAGATTATGCTAAGTTGTTTGTTGCAAAATATGCAGTAGAACCAAATTGCGCGATGGTCACACCATAATTGTAGTTTGCACGTAATCTTAATTCATCAAAATCCTTAGAATACCAGATTACTAATTTTTCATGATCCGATAATAAATCAAAACCCACCACCATGTATTCACGTGGTCCGATAACAACTTGATTAGATCCATTAAGACCAATGGTTGGTACCACTTTTACGTTGGTATTAGGTTGGGTTGCTTCCATCATTCCTGTAATATCAGATGAACCAATATAGTTTTGGAAGAAGTTAGCTCTTGTTAAAGCCTGAATATACAGTCTGAAATTTGCGTAGGACATGAAAACCACTAAATCTTCACGAGACATAGCATTGTCATCTAATACGTTGATCAATTTATCTACTTCAGTAATAGGATTACCACTAACACCGTAAGCTGCAGAACTTGAGAAAGTTACACCTGTTGAATTAGCAACACCTGTAGTACCTGTAGAAATTAATGTTTTGAAACCATTGAAGCAAGATGTACCTGTTGTAGCTTGCCACAATTGTTGTTCAATTCTTTGTTGAATTTGTTTCACTTTTAATTCTGCAATTTGTTGTTCGAATGGGACAGTTTCAGATGTTTGACCTGGTGCCATTAACATTGATTGGTATGTATCATACAAATCCTTATAACATAAGGACTCATTATATTTCTCGGGACAAGTTGTAATGTTTGTTTGAGAGAAAGTAGTTGTACCTGATGGAGACCATCCACAAGTACCATCTTGGAAATAAGCAACTGAATTTAATAAATTCAATGCTTGTGTACCTTTAATACCTAAACGTACGTTTGCGTAACGAGCGGTTGTTCCACCAATTAACGCTTTTGAAAGTAATTCACCACCAACTTGGTCAACGTATCCACCGATTGATGCAACGTCGTATGCGAATTGTTCTCTTGATAAAATTTTCATAATTTTATTAGTTTTTGTTTTTAATTATTTATTGTTTTTTCTTAATGATGCAATGGCTTCTAATTTAGAATCCAAGTAGTCATCTGATTTATTAAACTTTTCAGTTTTTCCATCAGCAATCTTTTTTGCTGCAGGTTCTTTTTTAAATGAATTAAAGTCAGTAGATAATGAAGACATTTGTTCTTCCATCTTTTTAACTTTATCACCCATTTTGTAGATAAATTCTTTCAACATATCTACCATTTCTTTTTCCATTCCTTCTTTAGATACTTCAATTTCAACTTCAGGTTTTTCAACTTCTAATTCTTCAGCTACAACTTTTTCAATTCTAACTATAAGACCTTCCTTAGTTTCAACTTTCGTACCATCAGAAATTTCATGTACGCCATCTGGTGCAGGTATTTCTCCTTCCTCAGTAACGACAACAACTTTAGCACCTTCAATTAAAGAATCACCTTCCACTTTAATTTCAGTACCATCAACCAATTTTGCATCAATAAAAATCTCTTTTACAATTTCAGTTTCTTCATTCTTTAAGAAACCAAACTGTACCATAAGGGATTTAATCTCTTGAATAGCACTTTTTGAATTTGACATAATTTACGTTTATTTTATTTTATTTATTCCTATTTATATATATAAATATTGTTATTTATTACCATTAATACTTTTTTAATATCTCAGCAACTTTATAAAGGAACATTTCCTCTCTACTGAAAGCTTGAACCTCTTCAAAGAAACCCGATACACTAAATCCGTTTAATTTACCTTCCTTTACTTGATTCCATACTTCATCACCTTTTGGTGTCTTAGCAATCTTCATTGCAATCATCCAAGTACCGACAGGAACATCACCAAATCCGTATTTAACTGATTTATCATTTTCATCTTCCTTGATCCAAGATTCAATTACATATACATCTCTTACCGCTTTACCATCATGCATTAAATCATTATTACGGGTATATTGATTCTTCATATACTTTTCACTTATCATACGGATTGTTTCCGCAGTAAAGAATACGTAATATGGGTTACCCATTGCATCTTTACGGAATATCTTTTGATCAGGAATCATTGCTGGCCCTAATACAATTCTTTTTTCTTCACTATCAATTTTAAAGTGTTGTTTTGACATATTATTTCTAATACTCTCCAATTTGTTTTGTGCCCATTCAATACCTGTTGTTCCACCCCATCCTAACCAAGCAACATATCCTTTATCTTTCCAAGGTGTTGATTTAAATTCTTCTGCAACCTCAGCATTTTCTCTATGTCTT